ACCATCTTGACCACTATCTTTGTTAGTATTGATTTCGTCTGCCATCTCGGCTGTACTCCTTTAGCGTCTCGCTAATATTTATTTAAAGCAGCTATGTTTTGCTGTCTTTTTCTATTTGTTTATAAATCCTAATAATTTATTGAATAACCTAAGATATATTGGAGCCTTCTTACCTCTGCGATAATATTCGTCGCAACTCATTCCAGGCCTTACAATAATAATGTCCTCAAATCCAAATCTGAATAAAGGCGATTTGTAGTTTGAACATTGGTTGCCTTCTCGAAAGTAGCGACAATTCTTGCAGATGTGTTTCAACTAGTCCTCTGTTTTTGTTTCAGAACTGAATAACTTCAACAATTGTTCGGCGTCTTGAATATCAAGCCTGTCAAACAATACCGGATCAAGAACGGCCTCCAATATTTTATGAAGTTTATCAAATTCATCATTGGTCATCTTAATAATCATAAACTCATTACCTTGTTTTACATTTTTCATTCTGCACCTCCGTTAACATAATAGCACATATTTTCTATATTACAAGTATTTATTGATTGGTAAGCTCTTTTAGGGTTGCAACTCTCGGACTGTCACCCCACACGCTTGACTTTTGTACTTTGTATAAATCATCCAGTTTGAATTGCCCATCCTTCCACAGCGCATACTTTTCCGGTCCCATCTTCTCGGATTGCTCCTCAGGCGATAGATTGCCAAACCACTCCTGGCCGGTTTCCCACTTTATATCGTTGACGCCTTTGATTGTGGCTATGGAATCACATTTTCCTCGCGGATGATCGGTCAACTCATTCTCCAATTCAAAATATTCACCATCAGCCATAAGGCAAGCCATACAAGCCGTTGGTTTGAAAACAAGCCGTCTGTACCCACTGACCGCACCGCTTTCTCTGTATTGTGCTGTGGTTGCAGTCCTGTAAGCCCTTAGCGTTTCAGTCCTTGCAATCAGTACCGCCCGCTCAAAACCCATCCCCATACCAGCGGACATTTGTTGTGCCGTCTGTACCGGACCTTGTCCGCGCGCAATACCATTTATTAGCGCATTTGTCAAACCATAAACGGCGTCCTGATAATCAGCGCGCAATAACTTATTCAGCGGCGATCCGTCACCAGCAAAGCCGATCATAGCTTCAACCGCTGAAATATTTATGCGCTGGAAATTAGCGAACGTGTTTCCGAGTGTAACCATCAACGCGTTTTGTGCCTTGTCGATCCCAAGTGTGGCATATTCGAATTGTGCCTTTGCGATAGCACCGCTGGCATAATCAGTGTTGTATTTTATTATCTCACGCTCCATTTGTGAGCGTAACAACTGATACTTCTGCGATTGCAATACCACATTTTCTGTAATTACAATGCCCCTGTTCTTGAGTAGTTGAATATCCATAGCCAGGCTGGCAATATCGGCGTCTAATCGCTGCTCAATCATTAGCCAGCGATTTGCCATATCATTTAACAGGGTAGTTTCACGCGCTTCTAACGCGATCCTGTATTGATACAATACGCGTAACACGTCCGGCGTGTCTCTGGTAATAGGATCTGGAAACATTATAGATCGTATGCAATAACAGTGAATACTCTTGCCGCGGTTGCCTGTGCTACGGCTGTACCGTCTGCAATTGACGCCTGTATTTTTAGGAAGCGTACACCTAATAAATCATCAGGGGTTGTCATAAGTCCATAATCGTTCACAGCAAAAGTTAGCTTCAATCCTGCTCCGGCACGCTTTACAGCGGTGTAAGTCCCTGCAAGCGTTGAGGATGCAAAGAAATATAATGCAACCGTAGTCGCTTCAATTGCCGCTGGGCATATAAACCCCACAGCGGTTAACCCTTTAAGGTCGATTGCACCGGATAATGATTGGTTCTGTGCAATTGTCATTGTGTTGTTAAAATCCATTTCAATTGGTCCCATTTTGATACTCCTTATCTAAATTAGATTGATTTGATTGTTCGTTTGATTGTTCGTTATTTATTCTAGCCCTGTTAAGCAATTCTGCCCCAAGAGCTGCATTTGCGTTCTTTTCCGCCAATTTGTCTTTTTCAAGGTCGGCTATTTTGTCATCAGTCCAGCCAGCATTGGATACCGCTGTTCGAAGTGGTACTCCTGCTTCAATCCATGTCTTTACCGTCTCGGCTTCTGTCTTTGGCTGCACTGAGTATGCTGGTTCCCAAACCGCTACAATATCCTTACCTGATAATGTATCATTACCATTCAGCTTCAACAAGAACACGGCTATTTTCTTCCATGTGTTTGAGAATGATGCAATGCGCTGGTCAACTTTTTTGGTTAGTGGTGCCTCCATTGCTAATAGTGCCTCGCCTGATACTTCCCCACCGCCTGAATAAAAGTAATGCTTCGGCGTCCGGCTAATAATGGCTATTGAATTAGCGATCTTATCAATTGCGTTCAGGAAGTTATCTAAATTAGCAGCTGGGAATGATCCCGCGCTTGATCCTTCGGACAACGCCCATATTTCATTCGCTGCGTTTTTAAGTGTCGATGTTTCAGCGTCCGAAATAACATATCGTTGCGGTAATGCACAAAATTCAGCTGCTACCATCATGTCAGAAAACAACTTATTAACCGCGTCCTGTAAAGTTATAATATTGAACAGGTCGCCTTTACTGTTCCTGGAGAGGAAGAAATGAAACACAGGAATTTCGTTGTAGGGATTATCAGCGCGATCTAATTCAGAAGGTTTAAACGCCTTCGAACTTGTCGGCACGCTTTTCAATTCTGCGGTTTCATAATATTCAAGTCTGTCAGTATAATATAAAATTATGTGATATATTTTTCCTTCCCTGTACCACTTGCATGCGAAGTCAGACATTTTAGGATTGTCTGATTTGTAGAACACGTGGCACATTCTAGGATCATTGTAATTAAATTCGATTTCGCCTGATTCGTTCTTCCAAACTATTGCGTAACTCTCGCTTGTTATGGATGCCGCCCGATGAATATCATACGCGTCCATTGTTATCTCATATTCGTTGAAGATGTCGCTGAGTTGCTGGGTTACTTTTTTATCCTGAGTAGCCCACCCGTTAAAAGTTACACGATCCAACGCGCTATCAATTACAACACTGCACCAATTTTGTGAGAACCTGGCGTCCATATTGTCGAACGCTTCGCGAAGTCTGGAAGTAGAATACTGCAACGGCTGATCACCATCCGCATATTGAAACAAGGTAGAATATACCTTTGTTTTTCCTGCTAATACTGTAAATGCTTTATCGAGGTCTGTTATCATCCCTGGAAACTCCTTGCTTTTTGTTTGTCTTTGCCTTCGTCTTCATAGCAATACCGAAGCGCATCAATAATGTGATTATTCTTGTCTATCGGTCTTGGTGGACTAGCCGGCTGCCCGTTAGAACCTTCGATCCATTTATACATCTGAAATTCGCGGCTAGCATTTATACATCTTTTATCAATTATAATTGTTTGCTGTTGCAGCCATTGTATACCAAATAAAACGCTATCTTTCCCTTTTTTTGCTCCAATTGCATTAATTTTGTTATCTCTTAATTCCCTTATTGATTTTGGCTCAGCACTATCACAAACAACCGTTGTATTTTCTACTATTGGTTTTATTAAATCAGCTAATGACGGATTAGTTAACTCTGTTTCGTAAAGCTCATCAAATATATATATCACTTTTCGCGTCTTGTCATAATGTGTACAGATCAACGCCGCCGGATCTGAAGCGAACCCAAAGTCTAACCCAAACTTTTTATTAGTAAACTGATCGCCTAACTCGCTCAAGTCCTCTACCTTCCAGTTTTTGAATATTACATTGCCTAGCACTCCCCAGTTTCCTAAAGTATAAACATCGTAATAATAACTATCTTTTTCGTTCTCCAGGTCTTTGTGATCGCCTTCAGTCAAAAACCTGTTATCTTTATAGGTCGTCTTTATAATTGTTAGGTCATCGTTGTGATATTCAGTTTGATCTTCAGCCCATCCAATTGTGCTAAAATAATCTTCATAAATCCAGTGCGTTTTGTAGATTGGATTAAATGACATTGTTAGTCGTTTTGCTATTGATTCGGCACCACCTCGTTGCCGTTTGGTAAGTTGTTTGATTGAATTGCGGTCTATTTCGGTTGCTTCCTCAATAAAAATATCAGTCCATGAACCATTTGCTGGCACGATAGACTTTAGTTTTTCCACGTCATCTAATCCAA